ATCGCTACGTTCCCTGGTCAAGGTGTTACTGTATTTGGACAGAAAACATTACAAGCTAAACCATCGGCATTGGATAGAATCAATGTAAGAAGATTGTTAATCGCAGTGAAGAAATTCATCGCATCATCTACTCGTTACTTAGTGTTCGAAAACAACACAGCAGCTACGAGAAATAGATTCTTATCAATCGTTAATCCTTATTTAGAATCAATCCAACAAAGACAAGGTTTATACGCATTTAAAGTGAAGATGGATGAAACCAACAACACTCCAGATGTAATTGATAGAAACATTATGGTAGGTGAGATATTCTTACAACCAGCAAAAACAGCAGAGTTTATAGTACTTGATTTCAATGTATTACCAACTGGAGCAGCATTTCCAGAATAGTATAAAATAAATTAGTTCCCCTTTTTTAAGGGGGACTAACTATTTTTTGAAATAAACTATATTTATATTAAAGAATTAGAAACGGAGAACATAAATGGCACAATTATTAGACCCAACAGAAGTAATGTTTACATCATTCGAACCGAAGATGTCAAACAGATTCATTATGTACATAGAAGGAATTCCAGCGTACTTAGTGAAAGCCGCTAACAGACCAGAAATAGCAAATGGTAAGGTTACAATCGACCATATCAATGTTAGAAGATATGTAAAAGGAAGAAGTGAGTGGAGTAGTTTAACTATATCATTATACGACCCAGTAGTTCCATCAGCAGCGCAAGCAGCAATGGAGTGGGTAAGATTACACCACGAATCAGTAACAGGTAGAGATGGTTACTCCGACTTCTATAAAAAAGATATCACATTTAACAGTTTGGGTCCTGTTGGTGATAAAGTAGAAGAGTGGACGTTAAAAGGAGCTTTCATCGAAACAGCAAAATTCTCAGACATGGATTATACTGGTGAAGATTTAGCAACTGTAGATTTAACACTTGCATACGATTACGCAATATTACAATATTAATTTCAGATTGTTATATTTATATATTAGAAATTAAATAATGAGAGACCTCAACAGAAATGTTGAGGTTTTTTCGTTTAATTAATATTATTTGTATATTTATATATGGTTAACCAATATTAAAAAAGTTTTAAAACGAGAAACGTTATGAGTAAAGAAAAATTACAAGATGATTACAAAGCACCAGTTTCCAATGAGGATATGGTGGAGCTCGCTAAACAACAATACGAGCAGAAAAAGGTTTCTGATTACAAATTTCCAACAGAAATCGTAGATTTACCTTCCAAAGGTCTTATATATTCTAAAGATAATTCTCTATCAACTGGAAAGATAGAGATGAAGTATATGACTGCTAAAGAAGAAGATATCTTAACTACCCAATCTTATATAAAAGATGGTTCAGTATTAGATAGATTATTTCAATCTCTTATTATATCAAATGGTGAAGGAACGCCTGTAAAGTATGTAGACCTTACTTTAGGTGATAAAAACGCTATTATGATTGCAGCTAGAATCTTAGGATATGGTAAAGATTATGAAGTAGAGATTGATGACCCAACACAACCAGGTACAAAACAAAAAGAAACAATTGATTTAACTCAATTTGAATCAACTGAGTACGATGGTTCAGGACAAACCGAATTGCATAAAAACGAATTTGAGTTTGAATTACCACAATCTAAAAGAAAAGTTACTTTTATGGCATTAACTGAAAGTAAGGAAAGAAAAATCAAACATCAATTAGAAGAATCCAAAAGAGCTTCTAGAAAGATGAAGGATAGAACTGATAAACAACTTACCATCAGATTAAAAAATACAATTGTATCTGTTGATGATGAAACAGAACAAAAAGCAATCAACCATTTTGTGGATAATGAATTATTTGCGGCCGATTCAAGGGCTCTCAGAACGCATATAAATAAAGTTATTCCAGATATGGATTTAACATATGAATTTATATCTGAAGAGACCGGGGAAAGGAGAGATATGCTACTGCCTATGGATTTAGGGTTTTTTTGGCCTCAATCATAGTTATAGAAAGCATTTACACTCTCACATTTTTGATTTGATATTCCACGGAAATGGTGGATTCACTTTTTCAGATGTTTATAATATGCCTGTCTGGGCTCGTAAATTCTATATTGGTAAAATAGTAGAATGGAAGCAAGAAGAGAAGAAAGCATATGATAAAGAATCTAAAAAAGCTAAAGCAATAAGAAGATAATATAATACCCAACAGATTTTTTGATGATTTGTTGGGTATTTCTATATTTATAGAATATAACAACGGGATATAATACTATGGCAAAGATAAAATTATCAGAACTTAAAAAAATGTTCACCGAAGCTGGGTTGGATGAAGGTATTTTTGATATATTCAAAAGTAAAAGTAAAAAACTACATCAAAAACTAAAAGGAATAGATAGTGATATCGAAAACGTAATCACTTCAGCGCCTGATAAAGCTACACAACAGAAATTAAGAAATCTAAACAATGCTCTTAAAGCATATGATGCTCAACGAAGAAAAATGGGTAGATAATTAGAAGTAATCTATGGCATCAGAAAAGAAAATAAAAGACCAACAGCGTTTCAACGAATCAGTTAAGGAAGAACTTAAACTGAGGGAGAAGGAACGTGGTGTGCTTAATTCACTTATTTCATTGGCTAAGGTCAAAGGTAAGATTTCTAACGATGCCAAACAAACACAACAGGATTTAGTAGCAAGTTTAACGGAAACCGCTCAATTAGAATCGGAATCTGAAAAAGTTAATGCTCAAATTGAAGCAGTACAAAAAGCTAAATTAGAATTAATAAAAGAAGCTGAAGAAAAGGGTGAAGCAATAAACGCCCATCTAATAAATCAATTAGATGCAACTGAAGAAATTCTAATGGCAAACAGAGAACGAGCTGCCATCAACGATGAATTGATGAATACCACAAAGAATATTCTTGGGTTGGATTCAGAATTAGAACGAGCAATAGCTAAGGGTGGTGTAGCCGCTCTTGCTATGAACAAAGCATTTGAAAATGTTGGAAAATCGTTATCATCTCACGTTGATGCATTGAAAGATATGGTAACTCAGCAAGGTTTAAGTGTTGGTGAAGCATTTGCATTAAAAGGTAATATTGATGCTGCCTCAATGAGTGTAACTGGATTCCTATATGGTTCAGACCAAATAGCAGCATCAGCACAAGCAATCACCGAAGAATATGGTAGTATTAACGCAGCAACTACTGATTTAATAAAAGGTGTTACTGAAGTAGCATCATTAACAGGTGATGCAACAACTGCACTAAAATTAACCGAAGCATTTGAATCAGCAGGTGTTGAAGCTGGTGATGTAAAAGATACAATATCTGATATAGCTAAAGAAGCAGGTGTATCAGGTAAAATGGCAGTAAAAGGTCTTGGTGACCAAATGTTTAGATTGGTTGGTGCTAGTGAAGAAGAATTAAAAACTATCATTGAAGGTAATATTGAACTTCAGAAACGTGGTATGACAATGTCTGATATCGAAGCTTTATCTAATAGTATGTTGGATATTGAAACTTCGATGAAAAAAGAAGCTAAGTTAAGAGCTATGACTGGTAAGGATATAGGCGCAAATGAAATGCGTAACTTAGCTTTAGCAAGACAACAAGCAACTTCAGCAGACGAAAGAAAACGTATTGAAACCCAAATGGCTGATTTGTTAATGGATAAGGTAGGTTCTGCAGAAGAATTTAATGATTTAAATTTAACAGAACAACGACTTACAGCCGAAGCATATGGCATGTCGGTTCAAGAGTTAACAACTAAAATCCAAACTGCAGAAAAGCAAAAAGAACTTACTGCTAAATATGGCGAATATGCTGGTTTTGTAGAAGGAGCGCAAGGATTCCTCACATCGAGCGCAAAGATGGCTGGTTCTATGGCAATGGAAATGGGTAAAGTTGTACTTAAAACTGCTATAATGAACAAAATGATGGGTGGTTCATCTGGAATTGGTAACATATTAGGTAGTGCAGCTGAATCAGCTAAAGGTTTAGGTAAAAATCTTTTAAACATCGGTAAAGGTGGAATGAAAGATATGGGCCAAAAAATAAAAGGTGGGGTAAAGGGGTTGTTTACTAAATCCGCCCCAACAGAGAACATACCAAAACCTGAAAAAATGACTGAAACGTTAGGTGATGGTGGTAAAGCAGCAGGTGGTGGTGGAATGAAAGAAAAATTCCAAGATATGGCTGAAGGTTTGAAAGCTATGGGTGATGGTAAAGTATTTGCTGGTATCGGAGCGGTAGCATTAGCAGGACCTGCTTTTATTATAGCACTTCCATCAATTCCATTCTTATTATTTATGGGATTAACTCCATTAAAACAATTAGAAACTAACTTTAGTGGATTGGCAACAGGTCTTAATAGTATGGCATCCACATTTATGGGTTCATTGGCTGTTGCAGCATTCGGAATAGCAGCAATTCCATCTATAGCATCAATTCCATTCTTATTATTTATGGGATTAACACCATTAGCACAATTAGCACCTAATTTCACATCATTATCAGTAGGATTAACTACTATGGCATCCACATTTATGGGTTCGCTTGCATTAGGAGCATTCGCAGTAGCAGCTGGGTTAGCAATAGCATCTATTCCATTCTTAATCGCTATATCATTATTAGGAATAGCAGCATCTGCTGGTTTAAGTGCATTGGGGATTGGATTAACGGCATTAGGAACGGCAGCCGCTAGTGGATTACCATTCTTAGGAATAGCATTGATAGGGGCATTAGGATTAGCTATGATTCCATTCGCAATCGCATTAAATATAGCAACACCAGCAATTGAAGCATTTGGTGGTGTAATAGTTGGGGTAATGGGAGCAATTCCACCAATCATTAGTGCAATCGCAGAAGGATTCGTAACTATGATGGGGGCATTATCTTTAGAAAATATTGGTGCATTGATGTTATTAGGACCAGCATTGTTATTAGCATCTGTTGGTATGATAGCATTTTCTGCCGCTATGTTGGTAGGTGGATTAGGTTCATTCTTTGGTGGTGGGATTATAGATGATATATCTGAACTAGCTATGATAGGACCTCAATTAGGTATGGCTGGTGAAGGATTAGCCGCAATCACAACTAATTTGAGTGAAGTAAGTGGTGTAATAGAAACTCTATCAGAATCACTAAGTACAATGGGTTCAGTTACAACACCATTATATGCAGTTGCAGGTGGGTTATTTAGTATAGCGGGTGGTTTAATATCTATGGCTGGCGCTGGGTTATTAGCACTACCATTATTTGCGGCTCTTGGTGGTTTAGCAGCTATAGCACCTGTATTAGGTGGGTTAGGTTCATTATTTGGTGGTGGTGATGAAGAAGAGTCCAAATCATCAGATAGTGGTGATTCCGATATGATAGATTATGATAGGTTGGCATCAGTTTTACAATCACAACCAATAGTATTAACAATCGATGGTAAGGCGGTACAAAAGATAACCGCAGTACAACGTAGACAGGGTAAAAATGCGAGGAGTTTTAGCTAATGGCACTTAAAGATATGAAATCGGATTTATCTAAATTTAGAATGCCAAAGAGTACACCTTTGGAATCTAAAGAAAGAGTTGATGTTAATAAGAACTTAAATAAAACACCACTTAGTGGGTTGGTAAAAGATGTCCCTGTAAAAACATCGATTTCACCAACAGCTGCAAAGACTGGTGTGAATCCTCAAAAAGTAAATCAATCAGAAAAGTTCAAAGGTGAAACAACACCTCAACCTATGGATAACTCAGAAAAGTTCAAAGGTGAAACAACTCCTAAGCCAATGAGTTTAGAAGAAAGATATTTAGGGCAGACAGACCCAACAATGGTTAACCAATCAGAAAAGTTTAAAGGTGAAACATCACCAAAGGAAGTTAACCAATCAGAAAAATTTAAAGGTGAAACTACTCCTAAAGAAATGAACAACTCTGAAAACTTCTTAGGTGAAACCTCACCAAAAGAAATGAATAACTCAGAACAATTCTTAGGTGAAACAACTCCTAAAGAAGCAAAAAACTCAGAACAATTCTTAGGTGAAACATCACCAAAGGAAATGAACAACCAATCTCAGTTCTTAGGTGAAACCTCACCAAAAGAATCTGATAAGAGTTCTAAGTTCTTAGGTGAAACAACTCCTAAGCCAATGAGTTTAGAAGAAAGGTTCTTAGGACAAACATCACCAAATGAGATGAACAACCAATCTCAGTTCTTAGGTGAAACATCTCCAAATGAGATGAACAACCAATCTCAGTTCTTAGGTGAAACAACACCTACTGAAGCAGATAAGAGTTCTAAGTTCTTAGGTGAAACAACACCTACTGAAATGAACAATAAAAGTAACTTCTTAGGAGAAACAACTCCTAATGAAATGAATATTCCAAATGGTGAAAAACCTTTAGGAGAAACTACTCCAAATGAATCAGATAGAAGTTCTAAGTTCTTAGGTGAAACAACTCCTGTAGAATCAGATAGAAGTTCAAAGTTTTTGGGTGAAACATCACCAAATCCAATGAATATTCCAAATGGTGAAAAAGGTTTGGGTGAAACAACACCAATACCAATGAATATTCCAAATGGTGAAAAAGGTTTGGGTGAAACAACACCAAATGATTTTTCATTTAAGAAGAAATTAGAAAACGAAGGAAAAGATTTTAAAGAAGTTAATAACTTATTAGATATTCACTCAGCTGGGTTCAATTCTAAGTTTGGTGGTGTTGAAGCAACTAAGTTTATTGGTGTGAATCCTGATAATACTATATTTGATAGTGCAAACTCGTTATTCTCTAATATAAATGATAATAAGTTTACATTAGCTAAAACATATGGTGGTTTATATAACGATGCAGGTGGTATAAATTCAGGTGAAGAAGGATTTGGAATTGGTATGGGACATGCCAAAAGACAATCACCATCTTTCTTAGATGAAATGTACAATAAGTTTAATTTAAGAGATGATGCATTTAATTTAGGAACTGCGGCATTTGCACATCCATTAATTCTTAGAGGTATTCAAAGAAAAGGTATAAGTAAAGGTGAACCACAACGTTGGGGATTCGGAATACCATTAGATGATGGGTTAATGAGAGGTGGTATTGTTACAGCAGTTGAACGTTCTCTTATAGATGGTATCAGATTAGGTAAGTGGATGATTTCAGTAAATGGGTTACTATGGGGAATCAAAAACTTAGGATTACAAGCATCTAACTCAAATGTAGAAACTGTAACTGGTAAACGATTAACTAAAGTATGGACACCCGTAAATACACTCGCATCGGCAGTTGGTGGATTCTTAGGATTACATCCACGTAGACATGGTATATTACCATTACCAGAAGCTGCTAATCCTGAAAAATATGAAACTGTACAAAAAGCTAAAAAAGTAGCACAAATTGATGATATATCATTAGGTGTTGTGGGTATGGGAAATAGATTAGTTGGATTATACAATGAATCATTCCTTACAATGGGTAGTATGAGTACATCTTCTACCTTTAAAGGTACACCATTCCTTAGATTACAAGCACCTGGCGGACCTAATTCTGTATATGGTTTAATTCCTGGTGGAAAAATACCAACGAGAGGTGAAGATACTAGATTTGATGTATTTGATGGATTCACAGTTCAAAATCAATACAAACCAGTTGGTACAGACCCTTCAACCGGCCCATCGGCAGAGGCAAATTTTGGAATTCCATTTGATGAGAGTACAACACCATTAGCAAAGGAAATAAAAGATACAACTGATGAGTATAAACCAATATTTTCACCAGAAGGACCTAATAAAGGTAATGATGATACTACGGCAAATGGAAAAGCGGGTAGAATCTACAATGATGAAGAAACATATCCTACTTTAGAAACGGATAGAGAAGAAATTAGTGGTATTGGTTTAGATAAAGTTTACACATCAATAAAAGATGGTGGTGAGCTTGATGAAACGAATGAAGTACACAAAAAATACGATACCCCATTTGAAAAACTAAAAACTACAGATGGTGAATCTCATAACATAGAAAAATTAGAATCATCAGAACTAATTAAAGGATATGAAACGATTGCATATGGTAATATGCCTGAAAGAGTAGCTGGT